AAGATTGGTATAAAAGAATGGGAATTTATAGAGGTTAATCAAAAGATTTTTGATCTTTATCTTAACTTTTTAACTACAAAAAATATAGCATGGTTAAATAATGCAGAAAGAGAGTTATCGTGATGAAAAAAATAAATAAAAATACTGAATATGCGGCATTATATTTGTATCAAACACAAAAAATGGATGCTGCAACTATAGCCAAAGAATTAAAAGTATCGAAGGAAACTGTTGAAGAAATACTTAATAATCAACAGCCAGAGAAACCCAAGAAGACAATTGTTAAAGATTTGATGATTAGACAAACTTCATCGAAAGGAACCAATAGCGTTGCTATAATGACTCATGCCGCTTCACAACAGGCGGATGAATCAACAAAAACAAATATCAATTCTCCAACACAAGATCCTCCACATATCTTTAGACCAAATGGCTGATAAAAAATATCCTTCGAAATATTCGAATGGAAAGATGGTTTCTGCTGCTCAGTATATTACTGAAATTATATGCGAGAAAAAGGCTAAACTAGATAAAAAAGATTTGCATTATAAATTTTGGATCTCAAAAGAATGGGAAGTTTATTATAAGAATCAAATTTCTTCTGCTCATAAACTTATAAAAAAGTATGGAGATGTTCCAGTAATTAGGGCTTTGAATAACGTCAGAAGTTCAAAAATTTATTCTCTGCGAGCGCCATTCTTGATTCCTATTATAGAAGAAGAAAAGAAAAAGCACGATGTGGAAAATAAAGATTTAACAATAAGTCTTGACAGAAAAGATAAAGCCACGTTCTCTGTAAATAATAGTAAAAAAAATATACTGTCTAAACTAAAGGATATTGATAATGAGTGTTAAAGAATCTGTAAAAAAAGATTTTGGAGATGATATAATATTAAGTGGAAAATCATTGGTTGATAAGAAAGTTATGACGATACCAATGAGTCCAGCATTAGATATTATCTTAAATGGTGGAGTACCTGAAGGCAGTTTTATGATTTTAACAGGACAGCCTAAGTGCGGTAAAACAACCACATCTTTAGACTTTTGTGCAACAGCACAAAGACCAGAATACAACGGAGAGAAGGGACCACGAAAAGTATTTTATCTTAATATTGAAGGAAGATTGAAAAAGAGAGATCTAGAAGGAATTCCAGGATTAGATCTTGATAGATTTAATATTATTGGTTCACAAACTGGTAAAATTTTACATGCTGAAGAATATCTACAGATAGCAGAAAGAATCATTAATGAAGAGCCAGAATCATTATTGATTATAGACTCATATTCTGCCTTATGTACAGAAGCAGAAATTACCACTGATATGAGTAAAATGCAAAGAGCAGATGGAGCAAAACTTCTTGCTAAATTTTGTAGAAAAGTTGCTAATGTTATTCCTGTAAACAAAAACATAGTTATTGGTATTACGCATCTAATGGGTAATCCGGGTATGGGACATAGTGAATGGAAAGAAAAAAGTGGTCAAGCAATTGCATATCAGACAGATATTAAACTAAGAGCAAAATTTCATCAGCCTTGGAAGATTGGATCAAAAGATGATGAAACACAAATTGGGCAAGAAATAGAGTGGAACGCACAATGTTCTGCTCTTGGTCCACCCGGAGGAACAATCAAAAGTTATATAAGATATGGTCAGGGTATTGACAAAGCGATGGAGTTGACTACACTAGGCACTGACATGGGTTTGATATCAAAGTCTGGTGCTTGGTATACTATGTCTTTCCTCAAAGACTCAAAAGAAAAATTTCAAGGAGTAGAAAAAGTTAGACAGTTCTTATATGATAATAAAGAAGCATATAATGAACTTTATAGTCAGATTAAAAATGTTATGGGTCTTAAATGATTGTTAAAGATTTAGATGGTAATAACCATAATTGGTCATTATTAGGAAAGATTAAAAATTTGAGATCAAATGTCTCAAACTTACATAAGTCTGCAAATCAATTATTGATCAGTATGTATCCCACAATAACATTTCTACAAGAGGTATCTATTCCTCTTAGACGTAATGAAACTCTATATCTGGACTTTTATATTCCACTACTAAAAAAGGCTATAGAAGTTCACGGAGAGCAGCACTACAAATTTGTGGCCCACTATCATAGTAATGCTATGGGGTTCATTAAACATAAAAAAAGAGATGCTGAAAAAAAAGAATGGTGCCAAATTAATAGTATTGAATATATAGAATTACCTTTTGATGAAAGTTTAGAAGAATGGAAGCAACGAATAATAAATCCATGACAGCAAAAGAAGAAATCTCATATTGGGATAATATTCTTGATGAATACGAAAATACTATGGGTTTACCAAAGTATAATTCATCAGTAATTCCAGAAAGTGAATTGAATACTTATCTCACAATGAGTAGAGATGAAATTGAAAAGTTGACACCAGAAGATTGTGGTCAAATTGCATACAGATTAGGACAGTTTAGTTTCCATACACAACGAACAATTAACAGAGAACAAGCAAGATTTGATTGGGCAGAAGATACTATAAGAAATATTATAGCAGATGAATTAAATAATTATAAGGGATATGGCTATGCTGAAAAGTCTGCTCAGGCTATTAAACATAATGATAGGGCTGGATCTTTAGAAAAGATCAAAAAATATGCTAAACAAAGAATTAACAGATTATCATATTTAGCTAATTCAATTAATAATCTATCAAATATTTTAATAAATGTTCAAAAATTAAAGGTGAAACATGGGTCTTGATAATGATGATATAAAACAATTAATAGCAATATTACAAAAGGGACTGTCAGATGATAAAGTCTCAGAAAAACCTACCAAAAAAAATGCAAAAAAAACACAACCATCAAAGCCCAAAAGAGAAAATAAGTTTGATGGGATGCCAGAATTTAGAATGCATAAAGACGATGTGGCAATTGACAAAAGGCTACAAAAGTTGCCTCCTGTACCAAGAGACAGAGACTATAGACCAACCACAGTCACATGCAGAGTATGTGGCAAACAAGAGACTATTGATCCGGGCCTTGTAGAGTCTATTGAAAGATTTAAGTGTAACAAATGTTCAACATCTTCGGGGTGAAAAATGATATTGTGTGATTCTGCTGCTGAAAGAGCAGTATTGGCTGGAATTTGTAACTATGGTGAAGATGCTTATCTTGATGTTGTAGATATAATTCAAGAGTCAACATTCACAATTGATAGTAATTCAATTATTTTTAAATGTCTAAAAAATTTATGTGAAAAAGACTCAAAAGCAATAATAGATATTCCATCAATATATTCTTCCGCTCAGGAATTAGGTGTTTCACATATTCTTTCTAAGAAAGAAGAAACACAACACTTAAAGGCTATAATGGATTTTCCTGTTAGTCTTGAGAATGTAAGAAAATTTGCTGCAAAAATTAGAAAGTTAGAAATAGCAAGATTGCTGCGTAAGCAACTTGAAAATGCTCAAGATAAAATATTAGAAATTAATGGCAGTGAACCAGTAGCATCAATTTTAGGAATAGCAGAAGACGCTGTTTTTAATTTTAGTTCTTTATTAAATGATACTGACAATAATCCTATTCATATTGCTAAAGATATTGATAGTTATATTCAGGGTCTTGAAGAGAATAAAGTTGACCAAATTGGTATACCAACAGGATTTCCAATTTATGATCAGGCTATTGGTGGCGGATTAAGAAGAGGAACTGTTAATGTAATTGGTGCAAGACCAAAAACTGGTAAAACGCTACTATCAGATAATATGGGTTATAATATTGCCAAAATGGGTATTCCTGTTTTAAATATGGATACCGAAATGGCAACAGAAGATCATATTAATAGACTATTAGCAATGATCACAGAAGTAGAAATTAATAGTATAGAAACTGGCAAATTTGCACAATCTGTGGACAAGAAAAATAAAGTACATAATGCTGTTAAGGAACTTAAAAAAACAAATATTTTTTACAAAAGTATTGCTGGTAAACCATTTGAAGAACAACTAGCCATCATGCGAAGATGGCTTGTAAAAGAAGTTGGACTAAATGATGACGGTACAGCAAAACCCTGTGTTATCTTTTATGACTATTTGAAACTAATGGATAGTGCGGGAATTAGTCAGGATATGAAAGAGTATCAACTTTTAGGTTTCATGATGACTAGTTTGCATAATTTTGCCGTAAGATATAAAGTTCCAATAATGGCCTTTATTCAATTAAACAGAGATGGTATAACAAAAGAAAGTACAGATTCAGCAAGCGGTTCTGATAGAATTATTTGGCTATGTAGTAATTTCAGTATCTTCAAAAGAAAAAGTGATGAAGAAATTGCTGAGGATGGCCCAAGTAATGGAAATAGAAAATTAGTAACATTAGTTAGCCGTCATGGCGGAGGATTAGATGATAACGATTACATCAACTGCTACATGAAGGGTTGGTGTGCAAAAATCACTGAAGGACATACAAAACTAGAACTACTCAATAATAAAAATAGTGACGAAGGATTTATAGTAGATGAAGACCATGACAATAAAGAAATCCCATTTGAATGATCAGGCTAAATTAAAAATAGTCTGTGATGAAGTTTGTGACAATATAGAGAGCCTATTAGATAATTTAGGATTAGAATATAAAACTAATCATAAAATGATATGCATGAGTTGTCCAATACATGGTGGAGACAATCCATCAGCACTGAACCTATATCATGAGGGCGAAATATACAGAGGTAATTGGAAGTGTCGTACTCATGGATGTGAAAAAACATTTAAGGGATCAATACTAGGTTTTATAAGAGGGGTTTTATCTAATCAAAAACATAATTGGTCTAAAAATGGTGATGATACAGTATCCTTTAAAGATGCTGTTGAATTTGCTATGAATTTTATTAAGAAAGACTTTAGTAAAATCAAGATATCAAGAAGTGATAGAGATAAAAAAACATTTACTAGTATTGTTAATAATATCAGCAAAAAACAAGAAACTGATATTAATAGAATAACAAGAGGTAAAATACTAACAACACTAAATATTCCAGCACAATATTATATAGACAGAAATTATTCCAAAGAAGTTTTAACTAAATATGATGTGGGACTTTGTTCAAATCCAGAAAGAGAAATGAACAATAGGGTTGTTGTACCAATCTATGATAATGATTATGAATATATGGTTGGATGTTCTGGACGAAGTATATATGAAAAATGTTCCATGTGTAAGTGCTATCATGACTCATTAGAAACATGTCCCGATGAAAAAGATAGATGGAAATTTCCAAAGTGGAAACATAATAAAGATTTTAAAAGTCAAAACTACCTTTACAACTTCTGGTTTGCTAAAGAACATATTTTAAAGAGTGGTATAGCAATTATTGTTGAAAGTCCTGGGAATGTTTGGAGATTAGAAGAAAATAATATTCATAATAGTGTTGCTATTTTTGGATCATCCTTAAGCGATAGACAGAAAATATTATTAGATTCGTCTGGCGCAATGAATTTGGTCATTTTAACAGATAACGACGAAGCAGGACGTAATGCTGCACAACAAATAAAAAATAAATGTCAAAATACATATCGTATCTTTATACCAACAATTAGTAAGCCTGATGTTGGTGAAATGACATCTGAAGAAATCAATAATGAAATTAAACAATATATGGAAAAGTTAATATGACTAATATTATAGCATTTGCCGGAACAAAACAATCTGGCAAAACAACTTGTGCCAATGATGTTTCAGAATTTTTTACCAGAACCACAATTGCTCGTAAAGTTAAAATATATAATTTTGCGGATCCATTAAAAAAAGACATTTGCATAAATATACTTGGTCTTACAGAAGATCAATGCTATGGAAATGATATGGATAAAAATACTCCAACAGATATTATTTGGGATGGCAAGTATCTAACAGCACGAGAAGTTATGCAATTTGTTGGAACAGATTTATTTAGGAAGATGAAAAATAATGTCTGGGCAGATGCTACAATTATTAAAATAAAAAATGAAAAACCTTCTTTAGCAATAATAGCTGACTGTAGATTTCCTAATGAAGTACAAGCAGTACAACAAGCAGGAGGAATTGTTATAAGATTAACTCGAAAACCATTTGATTCTGATCATCCTAGTGAAACAGCATTAGAAAAAAATAATTATGATTGGAATAATTTTGATATTATATTAGATAATAAGAACTTAACCACTGATGAACAAAAAAAAATACTAATACCACTATTACAACAAAAAGGAATATTGCCATTATAATTACATATCTAAGAAGCAGTTCGTATGGTACTCATTCTATGTGTGAACAACAATATTTTTTTGAGTATGTTTTAGGATTACGTTCTCCTTCCAATCAAAAAGCAGACAAAGGAACAATTTGTCATAAAGTATTAGAAATTTTAGCACATATTAAATTATGTGAACAAAATAATGAAAAAATATATGATGATGATATTTTGGGTAAAATTAAAATAAATAATTATGATTTGACCGAAATTACAGATAAAGTTTACAATTACTATTCGTCTCAGTTTAAACACCACAAATGGACACCCAAAGATTTAAAAGATTGCCACCTATGGGTCAATAAAGCCATTACAGAACACAACGGGTCGTTTGATCCTAGGTCACGACATATCGTTCAACCAGAACAAATGTTTGATATTGTAATACAAAAATCTTGGGCAAAATATAACTATAAGACTAAAGATGGTATTCTTGATGGATATTTGGCCATTAAAGGAACTATTGATCTTATAACCAAAGTTAATGATAACACATATGAGATCATTGATTGGAAAACTGGAAGAAGATTAGATTGGGCAACGGGGCAGGAAAAAACTTTCGAAAAACTACAAAACGATCCACAATTAAGAATGTACCACTATGCAACAAGTTTATTATATCCTGAAATTGATCATATTATGGTTAGTATTAATTTTATCAATGATGGTGGTGCCTTTACTATTTGTTATGATAAGTCTGATTTACCAAAAACCGAGAACATGCTTAGACAAAAATTTGAAGCAATAAAAAACACTACTATTCCAAAGTTAAATAAGACTTGGAAATGTAATAAATTATGCCATTTTGGAAAAACAACATTTGAAAATACTAATATTGATCCTGTTGTAGAATATAGAGAAAATCAGACAACACCAATAGATCAATGCATGACGAAATGTGAACAGGTTAAGCACGACATTACTGTAATAGGAATAGACGGTGTTGTTGACAAATACACTCGCCCGGGTTATAGTGTAGGTCAGTACAAAGCCCCAGGATCTACAGAATGAACTATATTCCTCTTCACTGTCACTCCATGTTCAGTTTGCTCGATGGACTATCAAAGCCTGAACAAATAGCAGAAAGATGCAAAGAAATTGGAGCGTCTGCCTGTGCATTAACAGATCATGGCAACATTGCCGGTGCTATTAAATTTTATTCTGCAATGAAAAGTGCCAAAATTAAACCAATATTAGGATGTGAATTATATATATGTAATAATGATCCATCCATAAAAGAAAAAGATAATAAAGAATTAAGTCACTTTATCGTTCTTGCTCAAAATTATGATGGGTGGAATAATTTAATTAGAATAATTTCTGAATCTAATAAACCAGAGTTTTATTATCATAAACCAAGATTGGATCTTAAAACATTATCAAAACTTAATGAT